ATATCGTCCCCATAGACACGTACCTGGCCGACTAGGCGATCTAAATCGCTTCGTCGGACTGGGCGGTTGAGCTTCTGCTCAATCCCGCAAAACACGATAGTAGTGAAAACCATCGCTTCTACGGGAAAGCATAGTGCTGAACCCATCGACGCGAACTTGGCAAGGGGAATTACCCCAAAACCAGGCACATCTGCTGTCCTAGACCTGCAAGCGTCCACACCCTCTTTTACAAAGGTGTGTCCTGTAAACAGGTTTTGAACCAACAAATTCGAAACACGATCGGAGGCCTCACTAAGATCTAGCGTTGCCAAAGTTCCAGTAAAAGAACCCTTCCTAGCCAATTCCCGATTAGGGTTTTGGTCAGAAAATCCGACAAACGGCCGGCAGACAGTCACGTCTTCCAGCAGCTTCACGAGTCTTTCGCTAATCCCCTGTTGCACGTATTGCATGCAGGTCGGTTCAATAGCTATGACTCGAGGAGTTTTGAGCGTTTTAGGAACTGTAATGACCCGTACGGGCCGTTCAGAACCGGGTTCGAGGAGTTTAACACGTTCGAGATATTTACTATATCTCCAGTTTGGAAATAGAAATTCCCCAGCGGGGAATAACCAGTCCATCCTGAGTGGCCACTCGAGCTGATCGTACTTACGATTACCTGTAAGTCGATCAGCAGTGGCTCCTGGACCGTGCTTTGGAACAACCTCGCCACTGGATATGTACTTTTCCAGTTTGGAGAATACATCGCTCCAAAGGAGAGTGGAGATGCGCCTAAAACGAGCAATTCCTTGTTCGTCCAATCGCGAATCATTCTCTCTAACCTCCTTCTCACAATCGATGAATTTAGATATGGCAGCAGCCGTCCTTGCATCACTGCAAGGTAGCTCTATCTTCGCGAACGTCTGCGTTAGCTGACGCACAGCGAAGATCGCGTCCACACTTGGTTCATCGACCAACACGCCACTAGCACGATCAAAGACGAGTTCCAGGAAACCTCCGAGAAATCGGGGGAGACCTTGCTTCCTAGAAAAACCCAGGAAAGCATTGGGATCAACCATCCCTTGGTCGAGACATCTTTCGAAGTCTTTACCGAAGGACGGTAGGGTGATCGTTAAAAACGACACACCTTCGTCCGAAGACCGACTCACGACTGTTTTAAGGTCGCGAGTGGCACTAGTGCAACACCCTACAGCTAAATCAATAGCCATAGCATGCCAGAGAGCAATTAGGCTTTTCATCCCTTCCTCCTAACAGAGGTAAATGGAATCCTTAGCCAGCTGGTTTCTGCGGAGGAATAGTTGGTTTTATACTATCCTCCAAACAGTCCGAAAATACGTAGGTCTCCTTTACCCCTTGGCCTTTCGTGTAAGGGTCCTCAGCCAAATGGCTGAGGACCACAAACACGGAAATGAGGACCGAAGAAGCGGTGACAAGGCCGAATAAAATCAGCCAATAAGTCGATCGCATTCTTTAGTTCTCACCACCAAGGAGGCTGGTGATCTTCGCACCGGTTGAAGCAGTGAGGTAGGCCGTGAGGCCGTCCACAACCTGCTTGAGCTCTGTGTTCGTGTACCCGACAGTTGGGGCATCGACGACCAAGTAACAGGCCATCGAAAACTCCTTGTTGTCTGAAGTAAACGGATCAGGGCCAATCTTCCGGTGATCAACGCGGATCGTGCGACGGTTCCTCTTACCGTACTGGTGAGAGACCGTCAAGCGAACCAGCCCGTCGTCCTTCTGGTAAACAGAAGAATTGGGGCTGCTGCTGACTCGCGGAAGCGAGTTGGCAACGGCGTTGATTGTAACGGACTGCGGATCTGCAAAAGCCATTAGGCTGTCTCCTGGACTTGAAGGGGTACCTAAAATCTGAGTCTGATTAATAAGACTCGGCACCCTGATAGAACAGCGAACAGGTTTGTCCGCCGCACATGTGGCAATCGCCAATAGAAAATTAGTAGGCGATTTGGGGACTTCGGGTTATACCCAAAGCTCCCAGGATGGCCATCTGGCGCACTGAAAAAGCGCTCCAGTTAAGGCCGAAACCAAAAGGTGTGGCAGCTCTTCGCACTTTCGTTTCAGTTTGAAAGTGTTGAGTTAAATTGAGGACTTCACCGTTACAGGTGATAGCACCTCGATTCGTATAGGTCCATGTTTCGGAAGTTTTTTCCATCATGTACCCGTACGCCATCACCAGACCGTCTGTGGACATAGCAGAGAGGTTGTGTAGCACATCCCCTGTGTTGCTCATCCAATCAGCAGCCCAACTCCATGGCATTAAGTTCCAGATAGCCTCCGGATCAGGCACGCAGCCGTATAACTTATTGGCTTCGCGAATGAACCGTCCTGTCTTATCCCCCATAGAATTACCTGAGGGAATAGCATAGGTAAAGGCACCTGAGAACCAC